AGTAAAAGAGAAGTTTGCCGACCCATCATATCTTACATATTTTTGAGTACCCCCTTTACAGTTTAATTTTCCACCGACAACCGTTGCATTTACTAAAGTACCGGATAAATCGCTATCATCTCCCCATACGCCGTCCTCATTAACCGTATATGTAGCTCCAAACATAGAATCTGTAGGCGTTAAATCCTTTAGTTTAGCCACTCCTCCGGATATTTCCACTATGCCAGAATCGTATGTATAGTTGGAATCAACTGTAAAAGGATAACTGATTATCGCACTCATACCGCTATAACTCCTATAGCATAAACTTCGATTGTCCCGCTTGCAGCTATGCCGTATACCTCATTATCATTACCGAGTTTCAAAGATAGTCCTACTGCGTCATTCTCTAGAACAGGGAAACCTGTAGCAGTAGTAACTTCGTTACTGCCTCCAATATATAGCGTTTCTCCTGCTTCACGATGCAGTAAGGTTATTTCTGAAGCTTCAGCAGGCATATCTATTTTAACCGCGCTAGTCCCTACGTTTGTTGTGACTACATCTATTGAATTACCGTCGTTTGGTATAGATGTAACCTTAACTCTTGTACCGCGCTTTTTTATAAATTTATTAAACTCGCGATTATTAATGTTAGGACTTAAAGGCATACATACCCTTTCAAAAAGGGAGGGCTGTTAGGCCCTCCACTCCCTTACTTACCGAATTTATGGTAATTAAAATATAGTTCGCATTTACCAGAAGTAAGAGCTTCATCTACTATTTCAAAACCAATTGATCCCGAAGCGGCAAGTTTCAAAGGTAAAGGAAGTACGTTGGGCGTACCTTCAACAACTGTAGGTTGCACAAGTGCATCAGCTGCAAAAGTTGCCTCTGCTACACCGTCTAAAAGAATATCGGTATCCCCACCAACAATACCGCAATCGATAGAAGTTCCATCTGCTGCACTATCAAGTACCGTGATGCCTTTTACATAAAAATCTGTGATAACGATATCATCTGATGTAGTAATAGCGTTTAATACCCCTACAGCACCGCCATCGTTATCAAAATCATATTCTACCCTTACCATCTGAGAAGCGTTTCCAAAAGGAGCGCCAATGGATTTATGATCTGCTAAATTAGCCATTTTCTATTTCCTTATCTTGAGATTTAACGTTTTCATCTTGAGCTTCAGGCTCTTCATTTTGAAGCTTAAGCTCTTCATCTTGAGCTTTAACTACATCCTTTTCAGGCTTAAGCTCTTTTTCTTCCGGAGGTTTTTTAAGACTCTTTTTTATTGGTTTTGTTAAGCTGACCCAAACATAATGCTCTTCTTCTATCGCGTACATCGCAAGTATTTTATAGGGCAATCTTATTTGAGCTAATTGCTCTTTAATACCCTTAGCGTTGGGCGCCGAAAAGTATTCTAGATTTGGGTGGCTTGTAAGATTAGCTTCCATGAGTAATCCTTAAGAATCGTAGTTTACAATTTGCTTAACTCCACCATCGATGCCTTTCTTAGCTCCAACAACTGCTTTAACGCTGATCACATAGCCGAATTGCTTATTACTATGTAGCGAAGATACCTGAAATTCAGGAACTAGCTGATGTACGAGATAAAGAAAATCTGGATGAAAGAAAAGCCCACATTCTTCGCCTGCACTTGCAGGAGAAAGAGTTAAAAGACCATCAGAGTTATCTTCGAGAAGATTAAACCCGAAACGCTTCATCGCGCTTTGACCGCCAACTACCGGCGCATCGGGGACATAGTCTGCTGATGTAAGGGTTGTAGCAGATAGAATGTCCGCCCAATATGAAGGATCGAGAAGCCCCCACCAACCACCATTTCTAGCCCACTTAGCTTGACCGGCCAACTTGCGGTTTGCAACAAGGGCGGCTGCATCCATTGCTCCAACACCCGAAACTGAATGATCCGGAGAAGATGTAGAAGGGTCAACAAGCTCATAACAATAGTTATTAAGTTCAATAGCATAAGCTTCTAAAAGACCTTGACGAATCTTGCTGTCTTTATCCCCGATTTGAGATTGAAGCTCTACAAGATCATCAAATTCATAGCCCGCGCTGATTACTTGATCAGCTACGATATCAACATAAGAAGTTGAAAGCTTCTGAGTCTCAAAATATTCATGACCGCTTCCTACTGATTTACGGGTAGCTGTAGCACGATTAATCTGGCTTACACGGACGGTATCGCCTTTTTTCTTAAGTTCACCTTCGAATTCTTTATTAACAAGAGCAGGAAGCAAAACGGCTTCCATAAGCTCGTCCATAAAAGTTTCACTCCAAAAAGTTTGCACCTGATTACTGACATCAGTAACGTTCGTCATTGTCATGATTAATTCCCTTTAATCTATTGCGCCGTTACGTGATCGCTATACACTTCTGCCATACGATCTTTACGTTCCTTTAACGGCAACTTTTTCCATTCTTCGACAGAGAGCTTACCTTGATTACCCTGTGGAGCGTTATTAGGTAAGTTTCCGCCCGCTTCAGATTTAATAACAATCTCCGGATATTCTTTACGCACAAACTCGCACATCTCGGTAACTGACATTTCTTCAGGGACATTATCATCAGTCATTTTGATTTTACTAAAATCAAGAATAGACGCATATTTATAAGGTATTTCTGCGCCTAGAGTGCTCTTTAAAGCGTTAAACTTTACAGAATTCTCTACTTGAGTTTTATACGAGTTAAGCGTATCCTCTGTTTCTTGACGTTTTCTTTTCTCTTCCTCTAAAAGCTCTCTAAATCTACCTTCCTCTTCTAGTTTAGCTTGTGTTGCTGCCTCTTTTTCAGCCTCATATTCAGCTAATTTAGATAAAGCGCCATCAAGCTTTGAAGCTAGATTTTTCTTTTCACCTAAGAGTTTTCGATGAGATTCGTAAGATACAGATCTTTCCTGAGATTTGTCTTCAGACCCTTTACCGCTGGTTTCAGGGGTTGCAGCACCGCCGCCGTTTTCTTGTTCGGTAGTCATCCTCTGGATTCCTTTCCTGAGATTTAAGTTTTATGTTTTACGGCTCTTCCTGATTAAGCCGTTGACTATCCTTTTATAAAAGTTCTCAATTCTTGCTTTGCTTTTCTTACTTAACCCTAGCCAATGTCTTCCCTGGCTTTCAACATAAAAAGCGACTTCTGCATTAGAAATGTTCCCTCCGCCAAAAGGAGAAGCACTTCTAGTTCCCGTAGCCGCAACTTCAACGGTTTTGGGTCCGACTTTTGTAACCTTTACGCTGTCTACCATTTGGCCCGTTGCAGTTACATTGGATTTACTTTTTCTAGCTGTTTCATCCAAATAATCTGAGTATTCATCCCGCTTTTCAATATACTCTTCCGAAAGAGGCTTAAATTTCTGTCCAGTTTTATAGTCCTTACCGATTCTAGCTTGTTGTTTTATAAGTCTTACAGCCTCTTCACCTACTTCGGTCATAACTTCTTTAGATGTAGAATCTTCAACTAAGCCAGTTAGTTGCTTTTTAAACTTGAGCATTTGTTTTTTAATATCTACTGCCATGCCGCTGTTATATTCTTTAAATCTTTAGCTGTTATACCTAAAAAGTCTCTTGCTTTTCCTGCTATGGGTTTTGCTTGCCCATAAGTTCCCCTTACATTACCTTCTACTTTTCCAAGATCCGTGTAATCTGAAGGGTAACCTATTATGATTTGCTTAAGCCGAGGTTTAACTTGAAGTACCTCTATGTCCTCAAGCATTTCTCCACTCTCACTGAGATCAGGAGGATTATCTTTTCCTTCTCTTTCTGCGTATTCTTCATCATATCTAGGAAATACTCGGTTATTTTTATTTCTTCCCCTTAAAGTTCTATCAACAACAAAATCGATGATTTCTTCACCTAATATTTCTAGTTCTTCCCTATTTACATCCGGAAGTTCTTTTGAAACATCAACTGTGAAGTATCGATATTGCCTTTTAGCCATTATTTTCATCCTCTTTTTCAACTTCTTCTACTTCAAAAGAATCTGAATCTTCAGGATCTATCTCCACTATATTTTCTTCGTCTATTTCTTTTATAAGTTCGTCTATTTCTTCATCAGACATATGAGGATTGAGTTTTTTAATTGCTCTTTTTCTACTTGTGAATCCAGCTTTTATCTCTTTATCTAGATCTTCAACTAAATCCCCTCTTTGCTGAAGCGGTACTTGCTCGGCAAATATAGTGACCACTTGAGCCGTAGTGCTAAAGATCGCTCTATTTTCAAAAGACCCTTTCTTAACCCAAACAGGATGCAAATGGTGCATCGTCAAATCCCATAGCTCTTTTTCGGCTGTTTGAAAGTAGGATACTTGTCTTTGACGCTCTTCAGTTGTATCGATCTCATCTATTAACTTGGATATACCCGAAGCACTTGCGTTTGCTGCATCTAGTTGACCTATTGCTCCAGGACGAAGACCCCTAGAGTTAAGCCAAAGGGAAAGCTCAAACTGTATTAACTCTATTAACGCGGAGATATCCGCTTGATTTTTAAGAGTTCCTAATTCGGGCTTTAGGCTAGGATCTAGTTGAGAAAAGTTCCAAAAAGCATTAGGTGCAAATACAAGACCCTTATCTTCAACATTTATACCGTAAAGTATTGAAAAGGCTTGAAACATAGATACGTAGTTTAGATCTGAAACGAGAACACTGCACAGCTTTGTGAGTTTTAATAAATCCGCCTCTAATTTCGGATGTAACAGATTTATAGAGCGATTGATGTATACAAAAGGAAGGCGGCCAATAGGATTAGAGCCGTCCAGGCCATATACTCCCATAAGATCGGATTGAACATCTCCGTCCTCATCAGCTATGACGATTTCATCTTTATCGTAAAAGTAAAAGATCTTTTTATCGTCTTTTTTCCCCATAAAAAGAACAGCTTCGGTAGGTCTGGTAGGTTCTATTGGGTCAGTAGATCTTACCCAAAAACAATGCGAAGGTATTGCTCTGAGTCTCGGTAACCCGTCACTATTAAGATAGGGCTGTAAAAGCGTAGATTTAAAAAGATTAAAGAACTCATTAGTATTATTCATTATTTTATTAACGTCGAATTGCTCTTCGTACCAATTAAGAAGCTCTTTATCTGTATCATTTGATGGTTCTACTATCCGCGTAACCGGCTGTTGATATATAGCTGAGAGTTTGTCGATAAGCTTTTTAAGAAGATTTATAGGTGAGATGCGATAACGCATAGTCTCAAAGGATTTTTCAGATAATTGTTTTTTAAGATCTTCTTCTACATAAGGTAATAGTTCCCCTTCAAATATATTGAAGAGTATTTCGTTATGAGCTAGATAGTTTCTATTTTCTTTTATTTCTTGAACAATTACATGGATGTCTTCTTTCAAGCCAATTTAGCAATCCTTTGCTTTTAGAGTATTCTTGAGCTAGATCGGGTTATATTACCTATTTTATCCTGATAATATATATCGTAACCAAGGGCGTCCGTTTTATGCCCTCTATTATTTTTGTCACTAGGAATTCGTCCTTTGACTTCCTGTGAGCTTAAATCTTTTATCAATTCTTTGCAACTCGGATCAATCTCTATTCTCGACAATCCAGTAAAAGACTTTAGCCAACTATTCACTTTTTTTACTCGATCCACTATCGGAGGGTTAGCCGAAAGAACTTGCATCTCCCAGCGAAACCCGCTCGCAGTAAGGATTTCCTGTACATATTGGTAATCAGATCTCCCTGTATTCGATGATCTAGCCGAGCCAGCTGCATCGCCTCTTATCTTGATACTCATATTAGCTGCATACTTAGCGTAATCAGCGCAAAATTCAATTACCGTTTCTTCTGTAGAGGAATTAGGGAAAGAGTATTCGCGTTTATATCTCATTTTCCCATCTTCAAGCTGACTAATCAATAGGGTGGTGGGATTAACGTTAAAATCAAAAGCGAGATGGACTGGAAGATTAAAATCTACTGGTTTTTGAAGCTTAACTTGATCTTCATGAAAGCTATAATACGCAAGACCTTCAAAGGATTCCCAAAGTGCTTCATACTCTTGTTTATAGCTCTTTTCATCTAATTCATCTTGTGCTTCTAAGATTTCCTCGGGGTCCAAAAAAGGATTATCTCTAGAAGTCCAGTAGAAGTATTTCCATTTGCCGTCCCCTTTTTTATCCATATAGAAATCATAGGCTTGAGTGCCTTTTCCATCAGGGGTAGTAGAACAGATAGCCCCGCCTTTAAGATCTGTAAGCGTCGGCCTTACTGTACGCCAAACATAATTAAGGTCTGTTTCGTAATAAGCAACCTCATCTAAATAGGCTTTTGCAACAGCATGACCTCTTACTCTCTTAATCTTCTCGGCGCCAATTATGTAAATCTTTTTATGATTAGCGAGCTCTATGCGGTGTTTAGAGATCTTATCATCATAAGACCATCCAAGTTCATCAAGTCTTTTAATTAAAGGTTCCCAAATAATCTCAATAGCTTGGGTGTTAGTAGGACCAATATAGAAAATCTCCGCCCAACTAGGCATACTGCAAGCTGTTTTAAGAATATCTTCTGTCAAAAGATAGGTTTTACCGCCCCTTCTTCCAGCTAAAATAAGCTTAAAACGCGCAGGATCATTAAAACATTCTATCTGCTTTAAATGCTTCATAACTTCATTGTTTCAGGACACGTATATGTTTCGTCTTTATCATCAGGAAGGGGATTGTCTGATTGACCCAGGAATTGTTTTCCTAGCCATATTTGCATTGTGGCATTACCTTTTAAGGCATTTTGGAGTTGAGCTCGTCTTAGACTACGTTTTCCATAAGCTATGTGTTTGCGCCAAACTGCGCCAAGAGTACACCCAAAAAGATCATCGGCCCATTTCTCTAATGAGTCAACAGATAGGCCCATAATGTAGGATATTTCGTCTTGAGTGCAAAAAATACCGCATAGCTTTTTAAAAAGCTCATAATCGACATAGCGTAACGGTTTTCCGGTAGGTTTTTTAGACTCTGCCACAAGCAAAATCCTTTTCGCTTCACAGAAGCTTTAACTTTTTGCGCTGCTAACTGTCGTCCCTGATTTACCGTTGCCGCGCAAAATTTCCTGAGATTTGATTTAAGTGTAAATACTATTGAGCTAATCGGTCAAGAGGAAAATAACTTTAATCTTAAATAGGCAAAAAATTATCGAGTATATCATATGGCCGAAATAGAAAACCTGAACAAAGGTACATGACCGATTTAGCTAATAATTATCCATACGTATAATACCTAAAGAGGTACTACGTATATCGTTATCCGTATGGATAATTATTCAGTTTTTACTCAAGGTAATCTTCCACATCAACTATAAAGCCGTGAAAATCTAAATTCTTATCGATCATTCTCAATACATCTTTCTTAGTTTCATCGCCTTTTAACTTTTTTAGATCGTGTATTAAGGCTTGATGGAATTTATGGCAAGCAACTAAATGCGAAGAGGCATTCTTTATCCTCTTAAGCTCCCTGTGGACATTCTCTGGGATACTTATCCCTGTAGTTACTTTAGCCATCACTATCTCCTTGTTAGTTTGTTAGTTTGTTAAATTGTCAAATCTTTTGTGCGTCCGTAAAATCTAAATACCTAAATCGGAATTTAGCTTCATAAACTTTAGCATAAAACTAACAAACTAACAAACTAACAAACTAACAAACTAACAAACTAACAAACTAACAAACTAACAAACTAACAAGCTTTTACCTTTTTTTTTTCTTAGAGCTAAAGTTTTTAAGAGTTAATCCGATAGAGAACTCAGGTATCACATTCTCCTGTTTTTTCGTCCGTCAATGCGTACATCCCCTTGACGGACGATATTTTTTAGGATAGTTTGAGCTTGTTTTATATAAGTTTGTTTTTTATTGAACCGCGTCTTTTAAGACGTGGTTTTATTTTACTAAGGTATATGATCCTATTCCAAAAAATGGGCATATAAATCTGAAAACGTCAAAGCTACCGCAAGTGCGCTCCAAATATCCCGTTTAACACCATAAAGCGGCCCAGGAGAAGACTTTTTGCCCAAAGCAAGGTCCTTGCCCCCAAAACGATCTAAAATCGATTGTCGGACGTTTCTGTCATTCGCTCTTGCGTGTCCGCACAAATGCGTAACAATTTCTTTTCGCGTAAGCCGAGAAATCGGATTTTCGTAAAGTGCGCTAAAAATGCCAATCCATTCGGCTGTCAAAAGCACACTATCGCCAATTATGTTGCCGTAACTTTTGACAATTTCAATGGCCAAATAATCTGTTCGCTTGAAAAGTGGCATCTCTAAATGCGCTTTTAAAAACTCATTTTTAGCTTTACCAAAATCAATCAACCGGGCGTTTTCATTATCAAAAATCAACCAGGCGGACTTTGTAGGGCCAGGATCGATAGCTAAAATTTTCAAAATTTTGTCTCCTTAAAAATATTACGCTTTTATTTCACCGGACTTTTGGCGCCCACCCACCGCAAAGGGGTTTGGGGCGCGCCACGCCCCTTTGGGCGCGGCCCAATATCCCCCCTTTAGGGGGGTATATGATGTCCAAAGATGGGTTTTAGCTCGAAGATACTGATTTTACTCCGTTAATCGCTAAAAACCGCCTTTGATCGCACCCCTAACGGTCACTGGCGGTCAAAGGTTGACTTTTAGCTCGAATTAATTGATTTCATAAGCATAATCTTTGACCGTCCTTATTATTACCTAAATCTTTGGTCCCTTTGACCGTTTTCCGAGCGGTCAAACTTTTTCGGTAATATTGTACACTAATTAATCAGATTTTTCAATTTAAAAAGCTTAAATCTGACATTTCCCATTTAATCCAATGTTTCTTGTGTTCCTCTTTCCGATATGTATGTTTTAGCGTTTTTTGTCCGAGTTTACACTCTCCAGAGCTAATTAGTTTAAGCATTTTTTTCCGAAGTCTTCTTTCGCTTAAGTCAAATATATGTTCGCTGTCATTAATAATTAATAAACTATGTGCTTGCGCAAGGTTTATTTCTTCGCCTTTAGAGATTTGTGGGATTAGAATTCGAGCTAAATCTTTAGCTTCAGCAAGCTCTCTGTCTTTTCTTAATTCATCCGTTTGATCTTTTAAATCGATTTTAGCTATGGTTCCTACACTATCGCCGTTAAAAAGATCAACGCTCTTTTTAATATACCAGTCAGCTTTTTCAGCAGGAGGTTGGAGGTTAGCTTTTGCGCTATCAAATCGGGCGTACCATCCACGCTTTTCAGGATCTATACCAAACTTCTCCGCTTCGTCTTCGTCCATCACAGAGAGCGTATGGGCTATTCTAGCAGCATTTATAAGAGCACTAGCCCCCCTAGCCGTATGCATATCTCCTTTAACGCCGTTTCCATTAGGTTTTCTGCTATGATGCACAAGACCTACTGCACAGCCCGTCTTACATGCAATTCTCTGAAAAACCCAAACAACTTTATCTATTTGCATATTGTCGTTTTCGCTTACTTCGTGAGTTCTCACAAAGGGGTCAGCTATAAGGAGGCTAATTTTATTGGTCTTTATATAGGTAATGATCTCTTCCATAGCTGTCTTATTTATTACGATTCCCGATTTATCGCTTTTAGCTAAAATGAGAGGATTTTCTCGACCGGATGTGATATGAAGTTTATCGAGTTCTTTCACATCTACTTTATGCTCTGAGCAAGCAGCGATTACCCTTCTTTCAAGTTCATCGCTAGGATCTTCTGTATTGTACAGCCATACCGCGCTTTTCTTTTTAACCATAAACCCTGATAAGGGCTCTCCGGTACATATAGATAGAGCGTCTAATAAAGTTAGACTTGATTTTCCTACACCACCAGGGGCAACAATCACCGATATAAAACCCCCGATATACCTATTTTCTAGAATCCAATCCCTTTTAGGTATACTTTTTGCATCAATCAATGACGCTTTTTTGGCAAGTATTTTAGGGATCGTTAAAAAATCAGAAGCGGCTTTAGCGTTATCAGGTTTATACCTTGCAACTGAGCGGGCTATTGTTTTGATTTCGTCTTCAGGCAGCGGGTCAGATAATTGAAAATGATTTACTGCATCAAGGGCAGAAAATATAGCTTCATAGCCTAGTCCTACTGAGCGAAGAGTCCCCGCTATCGAGGTAAGAGTATTATTTCTTTCACCTGTTAAATCGTTATCATCTTCTTCAAGAACCTTCTTTTCCCTTCCTATTAACTTGCCTATTTTCTCTGGAAAAGGTAATATCGGCAGGTCCTCTTCAAGGGTATAAGTCGCACTTCCTATCCGACTACCGGGGGCTAACACATAGCCCCCTATTCCTCTCGTATCTATCCCCGGTGCTATAGTAGAAGCACTATCCCTATACATCCCACTAAAATAAAGATGAAATCCGCCTGAAGGGGTCTTTACTTTTGTGGTTTTAGGTAGCTCCCCGTGAACCTCTTGTAGATGATCAAAAGATTTTATCCCTAAGCCTTCATTTTTAACATCTATATCTAAGACCGTTAACCCTGAGGCTCCACAAAAAATCCCCCAATTACAAAAAGGGTATTTTTTATAGAACGCTAAAATATCTTTATTTGTAGCGTTTTCTGCCCAAGACTGCCATTCTTTTACAGCGGGCGTTTTGCCTCCTGATTTAACCGGAAAAACTTTAAATCCTTTTTTGAAGAAATGAAGGGCGCCGTCAATTGGTTTCATTGTCGCTCCATATTTAGGGTAGGTTGGGTTTTTATATGAAAAAGGAATATAGCTTGGCGCCGGGGAAACGATCAAGAGTTAATTTAAATCAAGTAAAATTGTTGCGAGTTTAGAAGAAAAGTCGAAATTAGGGGTTGCAGTCTGAAAAATAGCTTGCTATCAAAGACTCCGTGAATATGTCGAATATGTCGAATAGGAAAAAAGTATGAAGCTCTCCTGTACAGACCATAATATCTACATCGAGTCTGAATCTTCGACAGAAAATAACGCTTTAAGAATTTCAGGTTTTACTTTCGATAAAAGTAAACAGCTCTGGGCTACTCCTTTTTGGCAAAATCTAGCTATAGTATGGAGCTATTTAAGTGAGGGAGAAAAAGAAATAGTAAAAGCGTTTAAGTCTAAATCAGATGATAGAATGAGAAACGGAAAAAGAATAGAAAGTAGTAGCGAATATCCATGCCCAGAAGAAAAGAGCTTCTTTCATTTTCAAAAAGCAGGAATCGATTTTCTATTACAAAACAAAAATGCATTGCTTGCTGATCCAATGGGGCTCGGAAAAACAATTCAGGCTATAGGGTTAATAAACGAAATAAAAGCGAAAAAAGTTTTAGTGATATGCCCAGCTAGTCTTAAAATAAACTGGAGAAGAGAACTAGAAGCTTGGTTAACTATTAATAGATCCATAGCAATATGGTCTTCTAAAAAAGCAGAATCAGCCGATATAGTAATTATCAATTACGATATAGTACATAAGTGTTATACCTCTTTAAGGATAGAGCCCTGGGATACCTTAATACTTGATGAGGCCCACTATCTTAAAAACCCAAAAGCCAAAAGGACGCTTCATGTATTGGGTGGAAGGCAAAAAGCTGCTAAAAACACAGTGGGCAAAGTATTAAAACCCATTCCTGCAAAAAGAAATGTAGCGTTGACGGGAACACCAATACTTAATAGACCTTCCGATCTTTTTAGTATTTTAAAATTTTTATGCCCGTATGGGTTTCCAAACAAACATAAATACATGCAAAGATATTGTGATCTAAAAATAGTTAACGGTTATTGGGATTCAAAAGGGGCATCAAATTTGACTGAGTTAAATAGTAAACTTCGATCAACGATAATGATAAGACGCAAAAAAGAAGATGTATTAAAAGATCTTCCTGAAAAATTAAGGCAAATTATAGAAATAGAACCCAGCATTAGTACCGGGCGACGCTTAATGGATGAACTAGGTTTTCTTTCAAAGATTGAATTCGACAAAGCGGTAAAAACTTTAAAGCTTCCAAAACACTTAGCTTTCAGTGAACCTGTCGCTTCTCTAAGGCGTAAAGTTGGAGAAGACAAAATTGAAAAAATAGCAGACCACATAAAACTCTGCTTAGAAACGAACCGTAAAATAATCGTATTTGCATACCATAAAAGCGTAATCTCAGAACTCAGCAAGGTTTTCAACGATATATGTGTGGTGGTAACCGGAGATGTTAGCTTAATAGAAAGACAGGATGCGGTAGATGCTTTCCAAACTGATCCTGAAATAAAACTATTTATTGGGAATATTGATGCAGCTGGAGTAGGCATAACTTTAACCGCAAGTTCCCATATTATCTTTGCCGAAACAGTATGGGAACCTGGAAAGATTTCTCAGGCGGAAGATAGAGCACATAGAATTGGACAAAGAAATAGCGTCTTAATACAGCACTTAGTTTGGAAAAACAGCCTTGATAGCTATATGATAAAAGCCGTTATCAAGAAACAAGAAAACATAGATAATGCACTAGGAGACTAATCATGTTTATGCCTTGGTGGGTTCTAATAGCCCTTATACCTTTAATCCTGCTTATTGTTTTTTCTTTTAAATTTGATAGTGGTAGCCCAGTAGATATGTATGCTTCAGATAGAACTTTATATTACGTTATTGTGGGTCCTATAGCGATAATTTTTTCACTAACAATAATGCTTGGGTATTGGGTTGGCCGTGCCAAAGGATGGATTCAATGAACGCAGCGATATTACGTTTAGGCTATGAAAACTCAGGGTCATGGTCAGGATCAGGATCAGGATCAGGATCACGGTCAGGGTCATGGTAAAAATATCAATTTGATTTAAAAGGAGAAAAGAAATGATAGATTTAAACGATTTAACTTTAGGGCAAGTAAATCAGATCGGGAAATTATGTGGAAACTCAAAATCAACAAAACATCCCTACAAAATAGGTCAGGCGTATTTAATAAGGACCGTCACTTGCCATTGGGTCGGTAAACTTGAAGCTGTATATGAACAAGAAATAGTTTTGTCTGAAGCTTCATGGATCGCCAACACCGGAAGATTCAATGAGTGCCTTAAAGACTCAATGGAGAATTTAAATAACGCCGAAATTGAGCCTGTATTTAAAGGCAACACAATCTTAGGTAGAGCTGCATTTATCGATGTAAACGAATGGCATCATAAGTTACCGAGAGAAGTAAAATGAATGCAACGATATTACGTATAGGTTATGAAAACTCACGGTCATGGTCATGGTCAGGGTCAGGGTCAGGGTCATGGTCACGGGTGGGGTCATGGTCATGGTCAGGATCAGGATCAAGATCACGATCATGGTCATGGTCAGGATCAGGATCACGGTCAGGGTCATGGTCAGGGTCATGGTCAGGGTCATGGTCATGGTCAGTGTCATGGTCATGGTAAAAATATCAATTTGATTTAAAAGGAGAAAAAAAATGATATGTGAAATCGGACAAGAAGGTTTAATATTTACAGCACTTTCTAAGACAGAAGAATACGCAGTCAAAGCCTGGATAGCTGAAGGGTGTAAAATTGAGGGAATCGAAAAGCTCGCTAAAACAGAAATTAATTTGGATGAAGATAAAGAGATTGAGGACGTTCAAACTAAAAAAGAAGAAAAAAAATTTGATGAAAGAGAGACAATCAAGAAAAAACTTGATGCAATGGGTATAAAATATAATTCTAGATTAAGGCTCCCCGCGCTTAAAGAACTTTTAGAAAAATCTATAGAGGTTCCTAACGACAAATCAAAATCTAAAGAAATTAAAATCGTTAAAGAATCAAACGTACAACTTAAAAAAGACGGTTTTTTAGAAGATGATTTTTTAAATGAAGCAGTAGAGGAAAAAACCAAAATCTATACGGTAGATGATGTAAGAAGCAGCTTAACTGCTTTCGCTAAAAAATACGGCGCTGTAGATACAAAAACCCTATTGTCCAAATATAATGCGCAAAAGGTTTCAGATCTTAAAGCCGATAATTATCAGGGTATATGCGAAGATTGTGAGGCTAAATTATGAGTAATGGTCACGCTAAATTGGCACCTAGCGGCGCATATAGATGGATGAATTGCCCCGGCTCCATAAGATTATGTGAAGGAATGCCTGATGAGGAATCTATATACGCTAAAGAAGGTACCGCTGCTCACGCTTTGGCCGAATATTGTCTTAATAGATTTGTAGATGCGGAAAAAATCATCGGTCAGGAATTTGAAGAGTTTATTGTAGACAATGAAATGGCAGAAGCAGTCCAGGTATACTTAGATGAATGTCGACAATATAAAGGCCAAACGTTTATAGAACAAAGATTCCATCTCGACGATATTCATAAAGATATATACGGAACATCAGATTGTAGTATTTTATCAAAAGATAAAAAGAAGCTTTGTGTTATCGATTATAAACACGGTAAAGGCGTAGTAGTTGAGCCGGGAAATAATCCTCAATTAATGATTTATGCTCTCGGCGCTATGGAATCTTATCCTGTAGATATGGTTCGTATAGTGGTCGTTCAACCGAGAGCCTACCACCGTAAAGGTCCTGTTAGATCATGGGATATCTCCGCTAAAGAACTTAGGACTTGGGGGCAGAATGTACTTTTACCCCATGCTAAAGCAACTGAAGACCCAAAAGCCCCTTTATTTGCGGGACCGCATTGTCGTTTCTGTAAAGCTTTAGCTATTTGTCCAAAACAAATGGAGCAAGCTCTTGAGGTAGCTAAGACTGATTTTGCTAAACCAAAACTCCCTGACCCTGAAAATTTAAGCACTGAAGAAATATCAAAGATTATCGGTCTTGCTTCTAGATTTTCTGAATGGGCAGATAAGATTAGAGCCTATGCAAAATGCAAACTTGAACAAGGCGAGAATATTCCAGGATATAAACTTGTTGCAAGAAGAGCCAATAGGCGTTGGGTCAAAACAGCGAAATATGAGGATCTTCTTTGTAAGCATTTAGGGGCAGACGCCTATACCCGAAAACCATTAACAATAGCTCAAGCCGAAAAAGCATTAAAAGGAAAAGGGATAAAAGCGGCTTCAGTTAAAGAGATACTTAACGGTTATTGGGAAAAGCCAGATGCAGGTAGTACGATTGTAGATGAGAAAGACACTAGACCTGCACTAGCCATTCCTATAATTGAAGATTTTATTGACGATGCAGATTTTTTAAAATAAGAAAGGATTAATAATCATGGATAAAGTTACAACACCAGAATTTAGAGTTAGTTTTCCAGCAGTCTTTCAATCAAGAGCTTTTGAAGGGCAAGAGCCTAAATACTCAGTTAGTATGCTATTCGACAAGAAAACAGATATATCCGAACTTAAGCAGCTTGCTGCTAAAGCACTTAAAGAAAAATGGCCTAATGATGCCGAAAGACCAAAAGGGCTAAGAAACCCTTTCCGTGACGGAGATGTAGAACATCCAGATAAAAAAGAATACGCGGGTAAATTATTTGTTAACGCTAAAAGCAAAATGCGTCCAGGTGTAGTAGATCAAAATCTTCAAAAGATCATATCTGAAGATGATTTTTACGCCGGGTGCTATGCGAGGGCAACAGTTACTTGTTACGCATACGATAGAGCCGGCAATCGCGGAGTAGCTTTTGGCCTTCAAAACCTTCAAAAAGTTAGAGATGGTGAGCGTTTTTCAGGAAGAGTAGATGCGGAGAATGATTTTGAAGCGTTAGGAGATCCAAGCTTTAATGAAGAGATATCCTCTAGTTCAACAGACGATATGTGGGGTTAATATATTTGGGAGCTGCACTGAATTTGGTCAGATGAAGTGTAGAGCCGATGGAAGGACATAGATAGAAGGACGTAGTCGCCTATCTATATTTACTTCGCGATCGGCCCCTTTGGAGGTAAAGCGATGGAAGTGACAAAATCGATGATTGACAGACAAGGATATAAACATCCTATCTTTAAAAAAGAAGTGTTAGAGAAATTATATGTAAATCAAAAGCTATCCTCTCATAGCATAGCTCGAATGCTAGGGACTACTCATAGTTCCGTATTACAGACTTTAAAAGCTAACAATATCCCTACACGAAAATCTTCAGATTATAAAAGAGGAAGGAACTGTATACACGGTTTTAATAATCACGGATTAGATTGCGACGTATGTGCATCTATAGAAAATAGACTATATAATATGCTGGCAGAGCTGAGATCGCTTGATATACCTTTGCGTATCATCAAAGATATCGAACAAGTTTGCAAAGATAAGATAGCTAGTGTTAGGAATAAAATAGATGGATAAATTGACCTTCGATCTTGAATCGAGAAGTAAAATAGACCTAACGAAATGCGGTATGTATGTATATGCTGAAGATCCATCTACGGATATAATGTGTTTTGCATTTCAAACAAATAACGAAGAGCCTTTTCTTTGGATTCCAGAAAAATTCAGGTATTTATACGAAGGCCCGATAGTTACTAAGGATCAATTTCAGTGGGCTATTGATAATGCAGATATTATTGAGGCTCATAACGCAGGTTTTGAAGCTATCATGTGGCAAGAAATAATGGTCAAACGCTATGGTTTTAAGCCCTTAATATTTCTTAAATTGAGATGCAGCGCGGCTAAAGCGGCAGCTATGGCTTTGCCTAGAAAACTTGAAGATGCATGTTTAGCGTTAAATTTACCTCAACAAAAAGATACAGAGGGTAGGCGCATTATGCTTAAGATGTGCAAACCTCGAAAACCAACAAAAAATAACGCAGCTATATGGCATGAGCTTCCTGAGGATTTTCAAAAACTATGTAACTATTGTAAACAAGATATAAGGGCGGAGTATTCTCTATCTGAATCCTTACCCGAATTAAGCTTTAATGAGCTTGTAGTTTGGAGGCACGATTATCTTATCAATAATCGAGGAGTCAAACTCGATCTACAATCAATAGAGTCGATAAAAAATAAAATATATATCAAAGAACAGGAGCTTTTAGATAAAGTTGACGCATTGACCGAAGGTAAAATAAGGTCAGTAAGACAAATAGCTGCCACACGTAAATGGTTGGAAGAGAGAGGGTTAAAACTAAAAAAACTTACAAAAGATTCAGTTAATAGGGTTCTTAAGAAAGAAATACCTCTTGATTGTAGAATGCTTTTAGAAATAAGACAACAGCTGGGAAAGGCATCAGTATCAAAGTTCAACGCTATGGAGCGAAATGCCTGTAGCGATGAAAGATCAAGAGGTAGCCTTTTATATTATGGGGCTTCAACTGGGCGTTGGAGTGGAAAAGGGATACAGCCTCAAAATTATCCGCGAGATTCATATAAAGATAAAGATATAGACTCGTTAGTTTCTATGGATAATGATTCTATTGAAATTATATACGATAACGTCTTCACAGCAGCTTCGAAATGTTTGAGAGGAATGCTAATAAGTGATAAAGGGAAAAAACTATTTTGTGCAGATTTTTCAAGCATAGAAGCTAGGGTACTTGCCTGGATAGCTAAAGAGATGTGGGTGATACGCGCATTTAATAAGGGATTGGACCTATATAAAGTTAACGCTTCCGAGATATATGAAACCCCTTATGAAAATGTTACTTCTGAACAAAGGCAGATAGGAAAAATAGGGGAGTTAGCTCTTGGGTTTCAAGGTTGGCTAGGCGCCTTTCAAGCTATGGCAGAAGGTTACGGCGTTAAATTAGATGAAGATCGAGTAAAACAGATTATCTTAACTTGGCGTAATATGAGGCCCAACATTGTAGCTCTTTGGAAAAATCTAGAGATGTGCGCTATGCAAACAGTTAGAACTAAAAAAGTATATTCGTACGGCCTCTTAAAGTTTGGAATTAAAAATAGATTTTTACATATGAGACTTCCGAGCGGAAGACTTTTGTCCTACTACGATCCCAAAATACAGTTAGTGGAACCCCCTTATGGAGAAAAAAGAGAAGCTATAACTTTTATGGGTACTAACTCTGTTACCAGAAAATGGGAAAGGCAAAGCACTTACGGCGGTAAACTAACTGAAAATGCTGTACAAGCTATAGCTAGAGATTTATTAGCCGAAGCAATGTGGAGAGTAGAAGAGGCAAGATTCCCCGTTGTACTCCATGTACATGATGAAATAATCTCTGAAGTAGAAGAAAATAAAACGGAAAAAGATTTTAAGATTTTCAAAGAAGCTATGGCTTTTGTTCCTGAATGGGCAGAAGGTTGCCCGATAAAAGCTGAAGGATGGATAGGTCACAGATATAGGAAATAGAGATATGTATATACTTGATAGATTTTGGATGTGGTTAGCTTGGAGACTACCTAAAAGACTTGTATATCAATGCGCTAATAGAGTAGGAGCACATACTAGTACAGGTAAACTTGCGCATAAGCCTTATCCTAATATAACTTTTTTCGAAGTTATGGAAACATGGATAGAAGAATATCCCCCTTTTACTAAATCCGATAAGCCTGAAAAGCCACCAATTAGACCTTGAGAGGATAGAAATATGCTTAAATTAAAATGTTTTTTAACCGCTACTAATATGCTGCTTTGTAGTGAGCTACCGATTAACGTAGATTGTTTCGATGAAGCGTTGAAAGTTAACTTAAATAAGCCTATGCGCTTTAATCTTGCTCTCAATTTAGCTGCTACTGAATGTTTAATTGACTCTAAAGGCTGTTGCAGTTGGCACGGAGGTATAGATTTTTATGATGAAAATAAGGAAGTATTTATCTGTAAAGATGGGACTGAATCGCCAACATGTAGATTAAAGGGTGAGGGATGAATAACGAACTACAAATTAGAATCGAAAGTTATGTGAAACAAATTAGCAAGTATGAGAGAGATATTAGCGTAATCCGTAAAAAAATTGGAAAATACGTTGACAAGATTTTTACTGAATCTTTTGGGGTCAAGTTTGAAGAAGAATTTGAAAACAACGGTAGCGTGGTCAAACTGCAACAAATGGACGAATCGCTTGCATTTTTGAGTTCAAGGATGTTGATCACAAAGAACAAGAATGGAACGTGGAGAAAAAGAGGACAGCTTATCCGTTTAGATGATGTTTTAGACGCGAGTAATTGGAGGATAGAATCAAGATGAATAACGAACTACTGACACTTGAAGAGATATGGGAGAAGGCGGATGGGAGGCTTGTTGAGGTTACTTCTCCAGACGGTTACTTTTCTTGTTATCTTATGGGTATTATCGGCCTTAATGCCATTCTTCAAAAACACGATGGTGAAATATTTGGAAGATTGAAAACATCAGAATGGAAAATCCACAAAGAAAAGAAAACACAAAGGATGTGGCCAGCTATATTTTTTAATCCAGATATAAAAGAGCACGACACATCAACTGTATTATTTACTTCAACAGAACACGCAAGAGATTATTATAACGGTAGTAGCGGCTATAGAGGTTATGAATTCATCCGCCTAGCAACTTCGGATGACTTCAAGAACGGATTTTTAGTGGAGGCAAAAAATGAGTAACCGCTACATAGACAAAAAATGCCCTGTATGCAGCTCTGAGATGGCTACAAATGGCAAGCTTATTTGGTGTTGTAACAAGGAGTGTGAGAATCATACGCCATTCACAAGAGAAGATCGTTGCCCATGTGGTGGAGTGATATTAGCTGATACTGAGGATTGGAAGATACCACTTTGTTATAGCTGTTGGCATGAGTTAGGTGAGCCGAAAGAGGAGCCGAAATGACACGAATTGAAGAGATTGAGAAACATTGGGATTGGTTGCTCGATGAAATGAGATTGAAGGACGATATTAACTATCTTCTGCGGATTGCTAAAGCGGCTGAGAAGCTTTGCGAAGACATCGAATTTATGTATGTGGATTGTCCTATGCAGCACTATAAGGAACTCAGAAAGGCACTCGAAGATGAGTAAACAACAAGAATGTAAGGCTAGTGAGATTATTAGCAGTAAAGGAGGTGCAAAAAATGTCACTTAGATTAATTAATTACACAGAACATTATTCGTCTATGTCACACAATGACCTCGTAAACCGAATGTTAAATCGTATGGTTGGTAATATAGCTGATTTTAGCGAGAAGGAAGAAGATCCACATGGACACGGGAAAAGAATCCCATATATTGGTTGGTTCTGGCGCTCAGTGGATTTTATTAATAAATCTGCATCAATTGGTTGGTGTGGTGAGTTTGTTGGGATTATGGAAAACAACAAATGGGATTACAAAGAACGCTATCTTGACAAAGAGGAATTTGAAGTCTTTGAAAAATATCTCTGGGAAGCTTTGTCATGGCGTAATAGCGGCGGAGATGTCAAAAATAACTATAAAATGTCAGACAAAATATTTACAGAAATGTGGGATTGGTTTCAAGGGTTGAGGGTCTAGCAAAACAACACCACGCCTTTCTTGTGGAGAGGCTTGAGGGTAATGGATGGGTTTATGAATAAATCACAGCAATTTACAAATATAGATCAAAAAGATCAAGAAAGGATTAAAAGGATGCCAGTTAAAAAATGCCCAAACGGAAAATATCGAATAGGAAACGGCCCGTGTATGTATAAAACTAAAGCTGATGCGGAAAGGGCATATAAAGCATATTTAGCTAAAAAAAATAAAAAGGGGTAAAGACGTGACCCGAAAAACTATAGAGTGTGTTAA